GTTCCTCTCGGGACAGCGACAACAACGACCGCCGGCATGACCGTTCGCCGTGTCAAACCGCCGCTGTTCTGGGACTTGGACGCGGCCACAGACTTTGTCCGCTCGCCGGGAGGCGTTCCGGCCGGACTTCCTGCGACCTACAAAACACTCCGCAGCACGGCATGGGCGTCTTACACGAATGGGCGTCTCGTCATCCCTGACGGCCGCGACAGCGTCATGATCTCGGACGCTCTTGACCCAAATACCTTTGATCCGTTCTTCTCCTCATTCCGCGCCAACGCGGGCAGCAACGACTATCTGGTTGCCGTGCAGCCGTGGGTCGAGGGAGCGTTTTTGGTCTTTATGCGTAAGTCGATCTGGATTGCGCAGATCGAGCAGAGCTTCAGCACAGACGGCAGCGCCGCCGCTGTCGCAACGCCGGTGACAAAGCTGGAGCTGCTGACCGACGAGGTCGGCTGCGTTGCCCGCCAATCCATCGCTGTCGCCGGAAACTTTGTTTTCTTTCTCAGCGACTCGGGCATCTACCGACTCGACTCACAACTTGACCTCAAGCTGCGCGGCAACACCAAGCCGCTGTCTGACGGCATCGCCGACCAGCTCGCCAATATCAATGTGGCGCTCGCCTACAAGTCTGTCGGCTTGTGGCACGACAACCGTTACATCTTGGCCGCGCCCTACGGTGCTACCGCGACACAAAACAACGCACTATTCATCTGGTCGGCTCTCAACGACCAATGGGAAAGCCGCGACGAGTATGGCTTCGGCGTGGATAATCTTCTCGTCGCTACCTACAACCGCGAGCGCCGCATCTTCACGACATCACAGGCTGGTCTGCTCATGATGCTCAACGAGCTTGAGGCCGGAGACGACGCCCCGAGCGGGTTGTCCAACTATGTCGGAACGGTTCCCGGTCGCATCCGCACGCGGCGCTACAGCATGGGCTTGATGGATGCGAAAAGGTTCACTCGGACACTCTGCAATGTCGTCCTGCCAGACACCGCCTCGGTGACTGTGCGCGCCCGCACGATCAATCCTGACAAGGACATCGAGCTGATCCCCAACCAGACAAACAACAGCGGCGCAACGGAGGACTATTCAATGAAGAACCCCATCCGAACAAAAGCACACTTCTGCGAGCTGGAGTTCGTCACGACTTCGCACCGCCCCGAAATCCGCAACACGTCGATTGAGGCGGCGGCACCGAGCCAAGCTCCCACCGAGACGCGGCACGCAGCTTAACACAAGGAACACAAACACATGGCAACGCTCACAACAGGCTACAGTTGGACATCCGGCGACACCGTCACGCCGGCGCTCCTCAACCAGACCGTCAACTCCGCGACCATCAGCGGCATTGTCAACGCAGACATCGACGCCTCGGCGGCGATCTCGATGTCCAAAATGTCGTCGTCCGCACAGCAGTCCTTCGTCCCGGCGGGCGCCGTTATGGCATTCGCTATGAACTCGGCTCCGGCCGGATGGTTGGCCGCCGATGGGTCGGCCGTCAGCCGGTCAACCTATGCAACTCTTTTCGCCGCCGTGGGCACGGTTCACGGCGCCGGTAATGGCAGCACGACGTTCAACCTTCCCGACCTGCGCGGCTACTTTGTGCGCGGTGCGGGAACCAATGCAGACGGCACGGCGGCCGGCACGTTCGCTGAGAAGGTTGCGGACAGCTTCAAGAGTCACAACCACACGCTTACGGACCCCGGACACTTCCACGGCTACGCCGGACCTTCATCGCCAACGGCAAGCTCGGGATCTGGCGGAAACTTACAAGTCGATACGGTTGTCTCGCTGCCAACGCTCCCGACAACGACCGGCATCACCATTGCGGCCACCGGAGACGCAGAGACAAAACCGAAGAACATCGCGCTCCTCTACTGCATCAAATTCTAAATGCTCGCATGGCAAAAAGCAAAGTCATGGCAAGAAGAACACTCGCCGCATCCGTTCGACAAGGTGCTGGTATGGTATCTGCGCAACGGTGTGGTCTGGAATCAGCCGGATGCCTTCATGCTGGCAACGGAGGCGCATTGGGATGAGGACACCGATCAAATCATCAGCGGCCGTGAGCCGAATGCTTGGTTCATCGAGCTGGCGGCAACCAGCGGGAAGTGCCGAAACATTTTGGCGGAAATGCTGCGCGTGGCGCCGCATGAGCATAAGTGGGCTTGTTGGGCTAGGCGCAACGAGCCGCGCATCCGCGCATTTGACTGGAATCAACTGAAGAGAAAGGCAGGGATAAAATAATGGGTTCAAGCGGAACATCTACCTACAAAACAACCGACAGCGGAGACTACACGTGGTCTGACACGCTGAGTCTGTCGGACATATACGACGAGGCCAACGAGGCGGCGAGCGAGCAGCTGCAAGACCGCATCGACGCGATCAACGAGTATTATCCAAGCATCTCCGACATGGTCTTGGACACGGTCAGCTCCGTGTCTGACGTTATTTCTGGAACGGACGACTATCAGGCATCCAAGACCGCCCTAGAGGACGCGACCACGGCGGTTTCGGACATGAAGACCGGCGAGAACCGGATTAGTTCTCTCGCTGACGCGGTCGCAACCCAAGCATACAAGTCCCTTGAGTCTTCCGGCCCGACCAGCATCGAAGCCGAGATGTATCGGCAGGGCGAGGAGGAGCTGGCCCTCGGGCGCTCGCTTTCCGCCGAGCAAATCCGCCAATCGCAGCAAGCGGCAAGAGCTGCCTATGGTGCGCGCGGCCTTGGCGCCAGTCTGTCCGGCGCCGCCGCCGAAATCCTCAACCGGGACGCCTACGGCCAAGCCCGCCAAGACGCCCGCCGCAGTTTCGCGTCCTACGCAAACAACCTGCGCGAGCAAAACGTCATCGCGCGAAAGGATCAAGCCGCAGCACTCGCCGGCCAGAGCGGCAACCTCTCGGCGAACCAAAGTTCTATTGCCGGAAACCGCGCAAGCCTTCTGACAAATATCAGCAGCGGCTACACCAGCATCAATCCGTATCGGTATGCGCTGGCGACGACTTATCCCTACTCGTCGAGCGTGCTCAGTTCTATTACCGACACGACAAACGATGCCTACAGCGATGCAACGGACACATCGAGCAGCGTAGCTTCTTTTAACGCGAATCTTTTGGATTCCCGGTATTCGACATACTTGAACAACAACGCCTCCATCAGCGCGGCGAATATGTATTCAAGCGCCAGCAGCAATTCTTCAACGCTGGGGCTGATTGGATCTATCGGAAGTGGCGCAATTACAGGAACGGCAATCGCCATCTAATGGAGCAACTCGTCAAAGACACCTGCCGCAAGGCCGAACGCTGGCTCTCCGAGTTCCGCAATCCCTGCGTGCTCTGGAGCGGCGGCAAGGACTCGACGGCGATGCTGCACCTGCTGATCCACAAGGTCGGCGCCAAGCTCCCCTGCGTGCAATGGCGAGAGCCGTGGATGCGCGACCGCTACGAGCTGGCCGACGTGTTGACCCGCGCGTGGGATCTGGATGTCTACGATTGGGCGCCAAGCCGCATCGCGCTGACAGATGGCGAGGCGCCGGACGGTTCTCATCAAATCGACTTTCTTAAATACATGCAATGGGGCCGGCAGACCGGTTGCATCGTGGCCGTGGGCACTCAGGCGCCGGTTGAGGGCAAGCCGTGGCGTTGTGGCGTTGATGCGCTGTCGCGCCCTCTCGGATCATTTAACTTCCCATGGGACGCAGCCTTTCACGGCCAGAAGAGTGCCGACATGGACCCGATCAAGCGCAACGTGCCGCTGGCCATGGATGTGCGCCGGCAGCCGGACGCACCGACACAGCTCTTTCTCATGCGCGAGTGGAGCGATGCTGACATCTGGGAATACCTAGAGACCGAAGGCGTGCCAAACGACGAGACCCGCTACGGCAAGGACAGTGACGGTCGCTGGCACCATCTCGCCGACAAAAGCCGCAATGCCGACTATCCGCACATCTGCACGGCGTGCATGAGTCGCAAGGCGCCGGCCGCTGTCTGGTGCCCGAAGCACCAAGCGGAGGTCAACAACATCGCGGCGCATTTGCCCTACGAGGATCACGCATTCCCCGAGCAGGGCTTTGAGTGGAAATCTGAAACCGTGGCCGGACGGCCGATAGCGAAAATACAAGACGGCCGCGTGGCGGCTTAACCGAAGGAGAGATAAAACTATGTTTGCTTACAACCCAAGAGTCACAGACCGCTCCGGCGAGATTATCGCCAGTGGTATCACCGGCGCCGCCGACGTTAATGCGAAAAGCATGGAAACGCTCGGAAACAATATCAGCAGTGCGCTGACATCAATCGCTTCATCTTACGCAGAGAACAAGGGGCTCGAGGCGCAGGCTTCCGGCTACGACAAAGTGGGCGAGATTCTTGGCTCTAGCATGTTTGCCGGAAACAACCAGGTCGGAATGTTGCTCGGGGATCTCCGCAAGGAGAAGGACGCAAAGAAGAAGATTTACGGCTACCAAGCACTGTTTGACATGACCGGAGCCATCAGCAACTCGCAGAACTCGCAGGCGCGTTTGGCGTACCAGCAGCAGGCGCCTGCGCAGCGCGTCATGACGCAGAACCAAGCGGCCGTTGCAAGCCAGGGCGGGCCGACACAGACGGCATTCCCTGCCAACATCAACCAAAGCGTTATTCCCTAACATGCCTCCACGCAAAAAAGTTTTAGGTTACGACCAGCAGACAGGTCAGCCGATCTACGACGAGAACCTTCCGTCTCCCATGGAGGACAGCCCCTTGGAGCCTCTTCCCAGCGTGGATACCGTTCCTCTGGACGATCTCGACACCATGAACGGCGTGTCGGCCGATCCGTATACTGAGACCGACAGCGTCCCACAAGATGTTGCCAACGATGTTGCCTCCATGGAGCTGCCAACAACCGGGATGTCGTTTGATTTCGGCTCGCTCAACGTGCAGACACGCGAGGACTTTGATGCGCTTCCGGTGGAACAGCAGGAGCTGCTCAAGGCAATGAAGCGCGGCGTGCGCTTTGACCCGAAGAGCGCCGCGGAGTTTATCCTCAACCAGTCCAAGATGCGCATGGAGACCGACCAGAAGATAAAGATGCGTCAGTCTGATCCCGCGGTGGCCGCATCCGTTGAGAGAAATGCGGTCGCCACTGAAGCGCAAAAGAAGGCTTCATCGCAAAAACAGCAGGCGACCATCGACACCATTGGCAGCATGCGCGGCACGATTAACGAACTACTGGCGCACCCAGGATTCTCGGGCTCGGTTGGCGCAAAGAACCAAGCATACCTCTTTGGACTCAAGAGCC